ACATACTAGTAGTTCTACACAGTTCTCCTGGTTTGTATTTTTGAATAGTAAATATACAATTTTTTGGATTGTGTAAAATTAATCTAGAAGCACCCATCTTCTCATGTAAAATTTCCTTGAATGGACTAAGGAACATCATATCCACATTACCTATCCTAGAAATATATCCTGGAGTGGAAGATTTTTCTCCCATTATGGTACTCTTCAATTCTGCTTGCAAAGAAATTTCTCTAACCTCATCAGGATTAGAGAAGAAATTTTTAATCTTTAGCAATCTATTTTTAGACTGCCCCATGTGAATAACATCAACCTCCCAAGAAGAGGGGTTGATGTAAAACTCCTTGGCGTTTATCATTCTGCCGCTGGTTCTTCAGCAGTAGTTTCTTCTTTCTCTTCTGGAGAATTAATCAAGTCTAGAGTTTCCAAACCACCAGATAGTTTTAATTTATACTCTCTTGCCTTAGCAAGGTTAGCTTCTAGTTCGGCAATTTGCTTATCAGTACTAGCAAGTTGCTCTTCAAAATTCTTTCTAAGTTCTGTCGTATCCATGGTAATCAAATGTGATAGTGTGTATTATTATTTATTCTACAAAAATATTGAATGATATTGAAATTCTATCTTCCCCACTGGTGTTTATATCTACGTCATGTTCTAACCATGATGGAAAAAACACTAGTAAATTTTCTTGAGGGGTGATATAAGTATGATCATAAGAATCATAAAAATATTTGTGATCAGTCATCTCTGGCATCATTGCTCCTCTGGGATCATAGAACTGTATGTTCCCACAATTTTTTGGAGTTTTTAAATAGTAAACACCAGACAAAAATATTGATGTATTTAGATGTGTATGTCTTTTATTATAATTTCTTTCTTTGTTAATGTTTACCCAACTATGTATTTTAAAAGTGGATAAAGGTTTTTCTTCCATTCTTGGAACATGTTTTCCAATTTCTTCAAAGAGATCTTGATTGAAATATCCATCTGCTTGATAACCACCAATATTTGATCTGGATATATTTTCAGTAGAAGAAGAAAATTCTAACACATCCTCTAGTATCTCATTTACATCTAAATCTAATTTTGACACCCATACAGGTGTTTCAAATAACGAAAGTTTTTTGTTCATAGATCATATTCTCATTTATCTTTATTAACGATAGTCATATTCCATGAAATTGAAATACGATCTTCTTCTGTTTCATTCGGCATTACTCTATGAAGCATGTAAGATGGGAAAACCATCACACAACCTTCGTCAGGTTCTACCCACATAGAATTACTAACATTGTAAGGATCTTTGTGATCACTATTACTAGAGTTGATAAGTTTAAACGCTACAAAATGAGAAGGGTTTTCAAACTCAATCATTCCAGATTCCTTTAAAGTCTTCACCCAAAAAACAGCAGATAGATCTGCTCCTGGATGAGTGTGACGATCATTACAAGATCCTGGCGGATTTATATTCAACCAAAGATTTCCAATACTACATGTTAACCCATCTTTTAAGTAATCATCTAAACATGTACCAACTACAGGAAACAACTTTTCCTGAAATTGTATGGGGAGATTGTTTATTGTATCCGACTGCCATCCACCGTTGTTTGATTTAGATACACCAGTACGATTAATTTCTCTTTGTTCGTAAACATAGTTAATTAAATCTTCCTTAAAAGAATAATCAGGAAGATTAAACTTCATCAACAAATGTGGGAAAGCTGGGATGATATCAATATTGATCATCTAATGAATCCATTGAATGTCATTCTATTCGTTCTCCACTTCTCTTGTTCAAAGTATAAACTATGCCATAGGTTTCCTTCGTATACAATAAGAGAATTAAATTCTTGTGGTTCTACATGATAACGGTCCCACTCTTTGTATTTAATTTTAGCAGGATCAAAATTGATTAGAGCTTGAGTAGCATTTTGTAGTCTCGCTGCTCTATAGTTTTTATCATATGAAATATACTCTTCTCCAGTCTCTACACTCCTATAGAAAGCAGTGCCATTATTATCACCATCGTATTCACCTTCTTCATTTAAGGAAAGCACAGAAGCATATCTCATATCATCTGTGTGTGGATACAAACTTGAGAATCTACATTTTTCTTTTATATCATAAATTTGAAAAGTAAATCTACAATGATCTGGCGCTTTCATTACTTCATTGCTTCCTTCAAAGTAATGCTTACAAATATAAAGATATGGTTGATATAAAATTTTTCTAAAAATACCAATGTTGTGAATAAACCCAGGTAAATTGGTGTACTCTCCATTAAGTGTAGAAGCATACTCAGTTGATTGAGCAAACAGTTTAACATCTAATGGATTTTTGAAAAAATTTCTTACAATGATAATCCTATTTTTATGATGTCCGATATGTTTTTTCTGGACATCCCAAGCAGTAGATGGGTTAACTGCAAATAATTCTTCATTAACTACTTTCATTTTGTACACTCTGAAATTGTGACTTCATATGGTCCTGTGTTTACTCTGTTCGGAATTATGTTCATAGAAAGAGTTACTCTGTTTGCTGTAGTATTTTTACTTTCATATCCATGATCTAATCCTGCTGGCCAGATTAATATTTGACCTTCTCTCTGTTGGGGAGTATTTGATAGCGTAGAAAATGGAGATGGGTTATCAGCCCATGGACTCAACTTAGGCATGGGTGTGTTGGGATAAAATGGATTAGCAAATGACAAATGTGAATGTAATTCTGGATTAAAATTAACAAAGTAATTTGCTGCTACCATAGCACACCCGTGATGATGAAACCCTAGAAAACAATTATCGGAACCAATGTTTAACCAACTATTAGTAATTAAAAGATTTTCGTATCTAGTATATCCAAATACTTCTTTGATGTAATCATCACATCTTCTTACAATAAAATCTTTCAGTTCTTTTACTTCTGGATGATCAACCTCTCTAAAAAAACTTTGATGCTCTAGATTGTATAGATGATCAATATTAACATCATCTACATACAACTTGTCGGTATTTTCTATGATGTGATTAGTAACTACTTCTTTAAATTCTTGGTGTCTTGGATAATCATAAACACCAATAGGCAAAACAAATAAAGGTTTAAGACTCATTTTTTTCTAATACCATAATGAATAATCCATTCCACCAATGGGATTGGTTCTCGATAATTTTACTCAAGATTTTTCTTTCAAAATAAATTGTAAAATTATTGTCTTTAACAAATTGAACAGCTGATTCAATAACGCCATCAAAGTTAGCATCATCAACAACAAGAATAAACTTATCCGCTAAGAAAGGAACTAGGTGATTTAAATTATTTAGTTGCTCTACATAATCGTGGTGAGCATCGTAAAAAATTACGTTGGGTTTGTACCCTTCAAAATCATCTTCATTCAATTGTTGAACACTTGATCCAATAAAAGTGGTGTTACCATTTTCATGACGTTCAAAGTTTTGCTGGAACACTTCAAGCGAATTACCAATTTCAGTCCAGTTAACATGTGGCATCATTGGTTTGATATCTAATTCTGAAAAATCATCAACACCAAAACACTTATTTTTATTACCCATCATAGCGGCAAAAAATGTACCGCCCATGTAAGTACCTAACTCAAGGTAGACCGAATCTTCATGTGAGCATAGGTTGTTTAGAAAATGTTGAACCCTAGGAGAAGTTAGTCCACGTGGAGCGTAATTTTCTAATGTGAAATTAGATTTATAACTCAAAGCATTGTCAATAGCATCTAAAGTTCTTTGTGTGTAAGTTTCAATCTCATATACATCACCTTGTTTCTTAAGATGGGAATCTACTACTGCCTCACAATAATTACAGTCCCAACAATCAAACTGACATGTTTTAATTTTCTTTCTCCAAAGATTGATAGGAGTATCTTTGACTTCCAAATCTTCCATGTACTCATCAAACTCTGGGAATAAAAGTTGATCATCTTTACTCCAACGTTCGATAATATCCATAGACTCTTTCAACCTCAGGGCATTTTCTCTGCCATGTAGTTTGAAAACATCAATACCTAGATCTAAAAACTCATCCCAATCTTCACGCCATGGCGGAAGATTTGCTGCTTTTAAAGAAGACGATGGATCTTCAATATCCCATTTCTGACAAGAATTGGTACTGATAGGATCCATAAAAAATTGTGGGGACTTGCCTTCTCTTGTATTATTGAAGTGATAATGTTCGTCCATAATAGAACATCCACCCCAACAACCTTCATTGGCAAGGATAGATAACTCTACTGGTTTACCAATAGCAGCACAATGTTCTCTTGCTTTTATTACTTTATTGAGACCATCACGGTCTCTCATCATATCTCTATCAAGGTTGATGTAATGAAATCCTGCTTTAGCAAGAGATACAATATCATTTGGTTTAGTTACATTTCTAAGAATAGTATTCTTGATCTGTAGATCTGGAAAAGCAGATTGAATTTGACCAGAAGATACCCAGGTAGTGTGTGGAATTGTGGCAATCTTAATGCCCATCTCATACAATGGACGAAAATTATAGATAAACAAATCTAAATTATCTTGATCTGGTCTGACATATATGTT